CCGTCATAACCACATTCATGGCAGAAGTCACACTTGGTATTGAATTCTGCATACTGAATGTTGTCATAGATGAATTTCACCACATCTTCCAACGCCTTCAGATTATGGTTCATGTTCGGAATTTCAGAATAGGAAATACAACCACCGCTTGACAGCTTTTGAAATTTTGATTCAAACAGGAACTTCTTGAATGTGTCGATTTCTTCACGGACATCCACATGATAAGAATTCGTATAATATCCCTTGTCGGTTACATCAGGAATATCACCGAATCTTTCACGGTCAATCTTTGCGAATCGGTAACACAGGGATTCGGCAGGTGTTCCGTAAAGTGCAAAACCAATGTTGGTTTCTTCGCGCCATCTTAAAACAGTACGCTTCAGATATTCCATGACAGCCAGTGCAAACTGTTCACCTTCAGGATGTGTATGAGATACACCACACATCAGTTTTGTCATCTCATAAATTCCGATATAACCAAGACTGATGGACGAATAACCACCGAACAACAGTGGATCAATAACTTCACCCTTTGGAAGTCTTGCAATCGCACCATACTGCCAATGGATTGGCGAAATGTCAGAAGGTGTTCCAAGAAGTGCTTTATGTCTGCACATCAACGCTTCCTTACACAGTTCCAGTCTTTCATCAAGCAGTTCCCAGAACTTCGATCTGTTATCACCTGCAAGAATCGCAATCTGTGGAAGATTGATACTGACAACACCCTGATTGAATCTACCTTCAAACTTGTAGTTACCATCAGCATCCTTCCAAGGTGCCAAGAAGGATCTGCATCCCATAGGACTGAAGACGTTTCCTTCATAGTTTTCAGACATCTTCTTTTCAGAAATATAATCAGGGTACATACGCTTTGCAGAACACTGAACCGCAATCTTTGTCAGATAGTCATATTTGCCGCCCTTCAGACAGTTTTCTTCTGTCAGGACATAAACCAGTTTCGGGAATGCAGGTGTGATGTAAACACCCTTTTCATTCTTGATTCCATGCATCCGCTGACGAAGGATTTCTTCAATGATCATTGCATTTTCTTCTTTGTATGGATCATCCTTACGCAGATACATAAAGATGGTTACAAAAGGACTTTGACCGTTGGTAGTCATCAGGGTGTTGATCTGATACTGAATTGTTTGCACACCTGACTTGACTTCTTCATGAATACGGTCTTCCAGAAGTTCACCCGTGTAACCCTTTGCCTTGAATTTATCAATGGATTTACGCAGATACTTTCCAAGGTGTACTGTGTCAACGGACTGACCGCCATACTGACAGGAAGCAACGAATGCAATGATTTGTGTCATGACGGTGCAAGCGACCTGAAAAGATTTGGGACTTTCAATCATCTTTCCATTCATCACGGTACCGTTGTCCAACATATCACCGATGTTGATCAGGCAACAGTTATGAATTGGCTGAAGGAAATAATCTGCATCATGGAAATGAAGAACACCTTCGTCATGTGCTTTGGAAATATGATCAGGAAGAAGAATTCTGCGTGTGATATCACGGGACACGATACCTGCGATATAATCACGTTGTGTACTTGCCATCTTGGTGTTTTTATTACTGTTTTCTTCTGCCATTTCCTTATTCTGATTGCGGATCAGCTTCAGGATAGATTCATCAGTGGTGTTGGACTTACGCACCATAGAACGTTTTTCACGGTAAAGGATATATGCTTTTGCAGTCTGATGATAACCCAAACCCATCAAATAATTTTCCACAGTATCCTGTATGGTTTCCACATGAACTTCATTATCATCCAAATTCATTTGAATGGTAGCGGCAATAAAATTCATGTCTTCCATTGGGATATGATCAACGCGGACTTCTGCATTTGCCTTCTGAATTGCATTAATAATTTTGTTGGGATCGAAATCAACTATCGAACCATCACGTTTAATAACTTTTTGAATCACACAAACCCCTTCTTTCATTTATAAACTTTTCCTGATTCTTTGTGTCGGATCTGAATGCGTCCGATTAATTCAAACCCTGCAAGGTCAAGAATGCTTTTGATGACGGTAACAACCGTGTGTGCGTTTTCGTCCACATGGTTTGCTCTACGTTCCGCATTCTGTATTTTCTTTACGACTTCATATGCAGTTGGATCAGGGCAACCACTGCCATTCAGCCAAGGTTTTCCGTTATTCCCCATAGACAAGATCATCAAAAATAATGCCAATTGTGTTTTTGAAATCGTCCAGAAGGGGTCTTGATACTTCCAACATCTGCGGATGTGCTTTGCCTGTGCTGTTGCAAGCACGAAGATTAAAGAAATGTTTCCATTCCTTACAGTTTGCAGTCATAATCACTTCTGTCTTCAGACTGTTTGGAAGAACAGTCCGCGCTTTTTCAGGTGTCACATCGAATTCCATCATGGTCATATAGGTGTTTTCACATTCTTCCATGGCGGCTTTCCACAACACCCATTCAGGGGAACCGAAAGTGAAAAATTCAGGAATAATGAAGGTCAACTGACTTCCAAATTTGTCCTTGCTATAATTGCAATATCGTGTGGATTCCTGTGCAAAACTTGCAGGACGATGACGAACCAGTTCATGACTAACACCACGATCAACCATAAACCGAACTGTAATATCAGAATGTGTCAGAAATTCTTCTTCAGACTTCAAATCACTGATTCCAACAGGACGAATGGAACCAATGTTTTTTACATAAAAAATTTCATCTTGGTATTCAGGGAACAAAATTGGATTTTCTTTGATGAATTCTTTAAAACAAACAGGAATTGCATACCATCCAATCATACTGCGGAATAAGTCACGCCAAGCGCGAACATTACCAGACATCAAAATTCTTTCTTCAGCAGTAAAGCGAATAAATAAAGGAAAACCACAATCATGAGATAAAAACCGAATCGCGTCTTTCATCCAATGGTATACACCATAATCAATTTCGAAGCAGAAGGAAGCGTGTTCCAACATTGCTTCATGTCCGCGCTTGATCAGATTGGAAACAAACTTTGGTGCAGAATCATCTGTGATGTTTTCCGTTGACTTGTAGCAGGTTCTTCCCACCAGTTCAATTTTCTTCAGGACATCTTTTCCAATATCAATGTCCATGATTTCCGCATAGGGTTTGATTGCTATCATTTACTTTCACCATCCTTCAAAACGTCTTCAATAGCGGTTTTGACTGCTTTGGTTTTTATCATCTTTTCTGCAAGTACTTTGCTTGCAATCTGAATGATTTCGTCCTTGTGAGAATCCAACCAATCCATAATCAACTGTTCTGCTACATAATTAAGTTTGTTTTCACCATAATAATTTGTTGAGAAAATGCACTGTTCAACATTTTTCTGAATATTTTCTGTAATGGTCTTTTCAGCATTTTTCTGAATTTGTTTGGCAATCGCATCATCATCAATAGTAATACCAAAGTGAATGATATGTTCCATAAAATCAATCCTTTCCAGTGGATCCGAATCCACCACGGTCTTCATCTTCCATACAATCCACTTCCGTGAATTTCAGTTCAGACATTTTCGGCATAATACGGAACTGACAGATTCGATCACCCTTGAAAATGGTTGTGGACTTCATAGCTAACGCAGGGAATCCCCAAACGTCATGTTCACCACAATAGGATTCATCAATGACACCCATGGAATTGGTCATCAGGATTCCCCATCTGCGGAATGTACTGGAACGGGGCAGAACGTGCGCTTCATAACCTTCGGGAAGTTTCATGGAAACACCAAGGGAAATAACTTTGTAATCCCCTGCATCCATGTCCACACGTTCCGCGGCATGAAGATCAATCCAATCACCAACAGGGATCTTTTCAATCTTCCCAAGGTCTTTGTCATGGTACTTGATTTTGATTTCAAGTACATCAGTTTTCTTTTTCTGTGCCATTTTCAATGTCCCCCTTCAACATTTTGATTTCATGGTTGATATACCAAATTGCCTTTTCCAAGTCCTGAATTTCCTTGTCAGGATCCTTGGAACCTGCACGGCATACATATTTAACAGCATTACCACGGTCAAAATTCAATTTCTGATCTGCAATGAAGTCTGCAACTTCAATCTTTCCCTTGGTATAATGGGAAGGATGATTGACGGGATCATGTTTCACAACACCTTCCCACTTACCATAGTTGATACATTCATCACACGGATATTCCAGTTTATTGTCATGACCATATACACAGTTGGCACATCTCTTTTCCATACGAACTTACCCTTTCACAAAAATCCTGCATTTCTTACCGTTCACCCTACGGTCAACGATTTTGAAATTAAAGTGTTTCTTGACCTGCTTTGA